CAAAATATCTTTAAAGGTGTTAAGTTAAGAACAGATGTTAGAGCTGCAGGTAAATGGAAAACAAATCAAGGTGGTAGTTATTATGCAGCAGGTGTTAAATCTCAGATAGCAGGTCGAGGAGCTCATATCGCTATACTAGATGATGTAATGTCTGAAGAAGATTCTTATTCTGAAGCAGGTCGTAGATATATTAAAGAGTGGTACCCTGCAGGTTTAAGAACTCGTATAATGCCTAATGGTTCTATATTAATAATTAATACAAGATATCACTATGATGATTTGTGTGGTTGGTTATTAAAACAACAAGATGAATATGCTATTGCACCTTGGGAGGTTGTAAGAATACCTGCATGGCTTGACGAGGAGTCTGCTGAGTTACTTGAGTTACCAGTAGGTAGTAGTTACTTTCCAGAGTGGAAGTCTGATGAAGTGTTACAAGTAGATGAACAGGAAATAAAAGCATCTAATGGTGCACGATATTGGAATGCATTATATATGCAGGACCCAACACCTGATGAAGGTGGTTTAATAAAAAAAGATTGGATACAATGGTGGGAATATGAAGACCCTCCAACATGTGACTTTATGATTCAAACATACGATACTGCGTTCTCAACAAAGACAACAGCAGACTATAGTGTTATACAAACCTGGGGAATATTTACGCAGTATGAAGAAGATGCATATGGCTATGAAAGTTTTAAATCTCATTTAATATTATTAGGAAATATAAAAGGTAGATTTGAATATCCAGAACTAAGACGTATATCACAACAACTATATCATGAGTATAGACCTGATGTTTGTATGATAGAAAAAAAGGCTAGTGGTCAATCACTCATTCAAGATATGCGTAGAGCAGGAATACCAATATTAGAATATACACCAGATAGGGATAAAGTATCTAGAGTACATGCTGCAGCTCCAATGATAGAAGCAGGTCGTGTATGGATACCTAAAGATAAAAAGTGGTCAGAAGATTTATTAGAAGAAATGTTACGTTTTCCAAATGCTGCTCATGATGACCAAGTAGATGCAATGACAATGGCAATACACTATATGAAAGAGTCTTGGCATTTAGAACATCCTGAAGACCCAGAGTGGGAAGATGAGCCTAGAAAAAAAAGAGTTGCATACTGGCGAACATAATGTTATAATTACGAACAAAGGGGAAAAATAATGGCAATAGAAAAAAATCCATTTGATAAGATACCAGAGGAAATTCAAAATATAATTCCAATACCAAAGAAAGTACAAGACACAGATGCTACTATTGAGTTAGAGCCTGATGGTGGTGTTATTGTAGACTTTACTGAAACATCTGTAGAGATGGAACCAGAGCCTGATATAGAAGAATGGTATGGTAATTTATCAGAAACATTAGACGAAGACCAATTACAAGACATAGCATCTAACGTAATAGAAAGTTATACTTCAGATAAAGATTCTAGAGGTGAATGGGAATCTATGTTTGAAAGAGGGTTTGATTTATTAGGATTAAAGATAGAGGATTCAAGTGAACCTTTTGAAGGTGCATGTACTGCTGTTCATCCTATGTTAATTGAATCAGCAGTTAAGTTTCAATCAAAAGCAATACAAGAATTATTTCCAAGTAGTGGACCTGTTAAATCTCAAATATTAGGAAAACAAACTCCTGATAGAGAACAACAAGCAAACAGAGTTCAAAACTTTATGAACTATCAGGTAACAGAACAGATGCCTGAATACTTTGATGAAACAGAAAGAATGTTGTTTCACTTACCACTAATAGGTTCAGCATTTAAAAAAGTTTATTATGATGCTAATTTAAAAAGACCAGTATCTGAATTTGTTCCTATAGACCAATTCTATGTTTCTTACTATGCATCTAATTTAAGAAAAGCAGATAGATACACACATGTAATTTATAGAAGCCCTATTGATTTAGCTAAAGATATACGTTCAGGTATTTATAAAGATATAGAATTACCTGAAGCTACAAATCCTAATCCCACATCTTTCTCAGAAAAGATGGATACAATATTAGGATTAAGTCCTACCGAAGATAGTGACCCACAATATACATTATTAGAACAACATTGTTACTTAGAAATAGAAGAAGATTATGCTCTTCCTTATATTGTAACTGTAGAACAAGAATCAAGAACAGTTTTAAGTATAAGAAGAAATTATAAAAAAGATGATAAGAAACAAGAAAAAGTTTCCCATTTTGTTCATTACAGGTTTGTTCCTGGTTTTGGATTTTATGGGTTTGGCTTGATGCACTTCTTAGGTAACTTAACAATGACTGCAACAGCAGCTATGAGAAGCCTAGTAGACGCAGGTCAATTTGCAAACCTACCAGGAGGTTTCAAAGCAAAAGGTGTAAGACTTGTTGGAGATAATGAACCAATAAGTCCTGGTGAATTTAAAGAAATAGAAGCAACTGGAGTAGACTTAAGCAAGGCAATTATTCCTCTCCCCTATAAAGAGCCTTCCTCTACTCTATTTCAGATGTTAGGTTTTGTTACTGCAGCAGGTCAGAAGTTTGCTGATAGTACAGAACAGATTGTTTCAGATGCAGCTTCTTATGGTCCTGTTGGTACAACAATGGCACTACTAGAAGCTTCAAGTAAATTCTTTTCTTCAATACATAAGAGATTACATAAATCTCAGAAAGATGAATTTAAAATTCTTTCTCGTATTAATTATGAATACCTGCCCTCAGAGTATCCATATGAAGTTCCTTTTGCAGAACAAAATGTGTTTAAGAAAGATTTTGATGGAAGGGTTGATGTAATCCCTGTCAGCGACCCTAACATTCCTTCTAATGCACATAGAATGATGCTTGCTCAAATGGCTCTTCAAATGGCACAGCAATCTCCTCCTGGTATGTTTAATATAGAAGCATTAAATAGAACTATATTAAGTTCTGCTAATATGCCTAATATGAATGAAATACTTCCTCCTAAAAAAGAACCACAACAAATGGACCCAGTATCAGATATTATGGCAGCAACTAAAGGTATTCCAATAGCTGCATTTGCAGGACAAAATCATGATGCACACATTCAAACAAAGATGGCTTACTTACAAGACCCTATGAATGGTGCTAATCCTATTATGGCTAGAATTAAACCAATACTAGAAGCTAATATACAAGAACATTCTGTTATGAAATATCAAGAACAAATAAGTGGTGTAACTAAAACAGCAGGACAGCAAGACCCACAAGCTGTAGAAATGGCAATGGCTCAAGCAGCACAACAAGTATTAAATGCTAATCAAGCTATGGGTCAAGCTCAATCACCTGAACAACAAATGGTTGCATTAGAACAAGCTAAAGTAGAATTAGAAAAAGAAAAACTTAAAATGTCTTCTGCTAAAAATTCTGCAGATGCTGCATTAGAATCTCAAAAGTTAGAACTAGAAGAAATGAAACTATTAAAAGATTCTGCAGTTGCAGGACAAAGTGCTACTATGAAAAAACAAAAAGGAGATTTAGATAGAGCAAGTAAAGAAACTATGAAACAACTTGACTTACTAACTAAAACTGTTATAGCTGAACAAAGAGCAGAAATAGATTTAGAAAGAATACGAACTGATGCTATGAAAAAAGTAGCAGAGTTAAATGATGTAGATGATAGAACAAGAAGTTTAAAGTTAATTGACTTTATGTCTGAAGCAATTAAAGAAGAAATGAAACAGACAAAAGAATAACTAGGGATATTTTATGCCTGTCGACTGCCCTAGCAGACAAGCCAA